TCACACTATTAATTTCGTTTCATGCCAGCCTTTAGTCACCCAGCATTGCGAGTCACCATTACACGGGCATGAATTAACTGGAACTCTCTCGCCGCACTTACCGCAACGTTTTCTGCTGATCGATTTTATACGCCCGTGCACGCGTGCATCATCCTGGCGGATCAGTAACGCTATATACTCACCAAATTCGTAAGGCGCACGCCCGGGGCGACGCGTAGCACAGTTACGCTCCAGCATTTCAATTTCCTGAGCATCAAGCACAATTTCCAGCTTACGCACACCAGATGCAGCTTGTCTGGCTCTCTGAGCGGCTTTGCGCTCTGCTGCTGATTTAGCCATCAATATTTACCTTTATCGCGTATACCTTTACCGGTTTATCGCCGAAGTGCGGATGTGTGATTGTCTTGATTTCATATCCGTCATACGGAACATCAATTCTACGGCTGGAATCGTCGCGCTTCGGATATCCCTTTGTGATAATCAGGCGGTCATACTCCCGGAACATAATTCGCTTATTCCAGTAGTCATTACACAGGCGATACTCTTCCGTTTTCTCTCCGCGAATCATGGCATCGAAGTATTCACCTTTGACGGCAAGTTGCAGGTTAGCCACGGTTAACCTCCAGTTGTGGTGCTGCTTCTATAGCAGCCCTGTAACCAGCAGCATGACCGCGAAAGTTAGCAATCTCTGATAGCCACGCTTTAATCATGGCCTGAGTTGGCTCCTTCGGCACCATAACCCAACTATCCGGAGTTCCCGGAGAGTTGCCAGCCAGTCTACGCAACACAGCCTTAACCGCCTCAATACGGTCATCATCAACTTTTTCTACAATATTGGAATTTAAATACTTCGAAGCCTTGCTATGCCAATCGCTGGTTTTAGGGTCTTGTCCATCCATCAAACGCCAAGCTTCAGCGATTAACTCATAGCCAGTAACAGTGGCTTCCTGCGCATCACCAATCAGTTGTGTGATCTCTCTTTCAAGCATGCTTAGAGCGTTAGGCATTGGTTTTTCTTCAGGTACTACTGGCACCGGAGGGGCGGCATAAACAGGAATAACGTCCGCTTGCTCTTTATTGCTTTCATCCGTTAAAGCCCAGAATAATTTCCCGGCCGGATGTTTGAAAATATAAGCAACTGGCTCTGCTTCCAGCGATGCCAGCGTAATTTCGGCCAGCTTGAGGTGAATAACCGCCGCATCAGAAGCGCCCGGGACTCTTTCCACCGCACCGCGAAGAACCTCAATATTCTTCTTAGCCTGCTCAATCAACTGCTCTTTGGTGAACTCTTTGGTAATAGTGGTCATTTATTAATCCTCAAAACTTTATGCCCGGGCGCAAAAGCACGCGTTTTGTCTTTGCTTATTCGCCAGCCATCCTTACGTGCCTCTTTTGCACAGCCAGCCCATGACGTACCGATATACTCACCGAAGTCTGGCGTTTGATATTTACCATTTGTACACTGGCGACAATCACAGTAGAGATGCATGGTGTAACTTGCGGCAATAGCCATATCAGTCTCCTTTAGCGCGCAGGTGGTTTTTCCAGCGGTTTTGCGCCGCGCTGCGCTTATCTTTGATTCCCTCTCTGGCAATTCCAGAATATAAGTACAACACCACACGGCGATTGCTAACTCTCAACCACTGGCTGGGATAGCAACGTCTGTATACACGGGAAATAAGCATCTTTGCTTTACGGTTTTTCATCTTACTGCGTACCCTTTCTTCCGCCTGTTCTGTGACGCGCTGGGCTTTTTGCAACAACTGTGCCCCATCACCCCGCAACACCCCGTCAACCTCACTCGTCTGTTACTAATCCTCAACCAGCGCCAGACCCCAACACCGTTTCTGCGAGCTAACAGAATTTTTGCCTTACGGTTTTTCATCGTTTTGCTCTCCTGCGTTTCTTTGCTTCGCGTCGTGCAGCCGCAATACCGGTATGGCGGCGCTTTGGTGCAGGGATGATGTTGTCAGCCATCAGGACATGCGGCTTTGCAATTAGCGCAGAAGCCCAAAATCGAGTCGGATACGGTAACAAGCCGATACATGCCACACGCATTACTCACCTCCTTTGATGCGAATGCCAGCGGCGCGTGGCACATTAACTTCCACGATGCGCACAGTTGGTTTGTACATCTCAATCGCTGTCAGCCAGTCAGCGCCAGTCATGCGCTTTTCTGCATCGCCATTAGTCCACTTAACCGGTACACCAATAGCCTTCATCGCGATTTCTATTTCCCCGGCAATGGCGCTTTTTCCGCAACCAGTAAAACCAGAAACAACGACAAGAACTTCACCTTTGGCTGGCTTTATTTCCCGTGCTTCCAGTTCAGCAATACGCTTACTCCCATCCGAGATAACACCTTCGTAATACTCGCGTTGCTCGTTGAGTTTTGATTTTGCTTCCTCAAGCTCAACACGCAGTTTCCCTACCGTTAGCGCAATATCCTCGTTCTCCTGGTCACGGCGTTTGATGTATTGCTGGTTTCTTTCCTGTTCATCCAGCAGTGCCAGCACGGTAGCCGGGTTAGCCTCTGCTATGAATTCAGCGTTTGCATAAGCCTGAGCATCTGATTCAATCAGGCAGTTAACATGACATTCCGCAATCACACCACCGGGTTCTCCTTTCCATTTTTGGCAAACAAAAACTCCTGTTAAATTGCCGTGCTGGTTAACAGATGTATGCCCTACGATGTAGCTTCCTTTAGTTGCTTTCTCTGCCTTTTCACGCAGTGCCTGATAGTTAATTTGGGTCACTCTTCATCCTCCAAGTCGGCAACGGCGTCCATCACATCAGAACCGCGAATAACCTCAAAAGCACGGCAGGCCATTTGAAATACCAGTTGCTCTTGCGGATGCGGTGATTCCCAATATTTGAATCCAGGGCGATGCGCGTACCCCATCATTGAATAAAAATCACCAGCAAGCTTAATCGCGGCATCAACAAGCTCTCTGTTAGTCATTCTTTTTCCGCTCACTGGTTGCCTCCTTTGCGAATCTGTTCCGCCCATTCTTCTAGGGATTTCTCCGCATATTCACCGGACAGGCCATCAATCGGGTGTGGTTCATTAGCCAACTCTTCTTTCGCTGACAGAATCATGCGTGTAACGTCGAAAACTTCACGTAAAGACTTATTGATAAATCCGTGATTGAAAGCAGCAGCAAGACGGCTTGCGGTATAGTTAATCCCCTCGTTGCGTGCTTCCGCACGAATTTCAGCCAGGAAAGCATCGGTGGCTGGAATGGGCTTTTGTGGTGATATAGCAATGCGAATTGTCTCAAGGTCTGGATCTGTTTCCGCTGCTGGCACCTTGATATAACCCATCTGCACCCCATTCATGATGAACCTGCGACGGTCATCACATATCGCCTTCAGCCCCGCATTCTCCGCCGCCATCGCATTAGCACGCACCAGTTGCACTTCCAGTTGCGTTGCCAAATCGCTGATCAGCTTTGCCACACTACGCATATCAACGGCACCACATTCTGCTTTCAGTTCCGAAGCCATCTCATGCCCGGCGGAAACTAACCCTTTGATATTACTTTCCATCTTTACCCTCGCTTATCCACATAACTTATTGATTACATTGATAACTAAAAAGATCGTCGATTCAGAACTCTTCGATATTCCAGCCACCACCTGCTTTCTTTGGTTTAACCGTTACCCCGATGATTCGGAACGGATACTGATCTGCGGCGACTTTGGTTTTCACCCTGGCGTCGTCGGTCCAGAAACCTTTCACTTCGTGCAGTTCCATCTCTCCGGTGGCGAGCATCACAGCGAAATCGGGCGTATAAAACGTGTTGTCAGCCAGCCGCAGCTTGATACCCTCGAACCGATACCAGGCGACTTCCCCTGCACGTTTACGCTGCTCAAGGTGCTGGCAATACGCAGATTCTGTTTTGTTCATCTGGCCTGTTTTGAGTCGACCAAGAGCCTGTATCTGTTTTCTCATGATTTACCTCTAAGGTAATTAAAAACCACATAAGACACGAAATCAATAGATCTAAGAATATTTTGTTACCCATTAGGTAACTATTGAGGCGTAAAAAAATGCGCTATCGCGCTGGTATTACTTGATAAATCCTGCTGCCTTTCCTCGCCTGTATTCCTCCATCAGCCACTGCGCCGGTGTTATTCCCCCCAGGGTGGCGGCGTTAGGCATGCACCCGAAACTTCGCCCTGGTGGATGGTAAACATCTCTCCCTGTGTCCGGAGGCGTACTCATGGGTTCTGGCTTTGCCTGTATGCTGATCACCGGATCGGGTATCTGCTGTCCGGAAGCCACCTTTTTCGCCCAATCATCGAGCAGCCTGCGCGCGTGTTTCTCAACCTCAATCTCGCTAAGCTGGCGCTGATACATTGCACGGCGGGTATCACATACGACCCAGTACATAACCGGATGCCGCCACGGGAATCTTTCGGGACCACCAGGATATAAACTTTTTTCCTTGCTGTACCGGTGAAACTCCGCCATCACATCGTCAATGGTGACGCCAAGAACCATCTTGCTGTCTTTACACCACTTGATGAATTGCCCTGGCGACGGCCAGAACGGAGACTCACTGGCGCGGGCGTGGCGCATACCAGCAGAAACCTGTTCACGGGTTCGGATCCCCCCTTCGGCAAACGCAGCAATCCACTGCTGTTTTGCAGCAACTTCCTGCTCTGGCGTCTTCAGGTTGGTTACCACTGCCGCCGGAAACAGTTGTTTCAGCTGTTTGAAAAGGGCATCAACAAGCCTCTCTGCTGACATGTTCACCACGTTGTCATTGTTGGTGTACTGATGCTCATAACCTGACATGCGAGAAAGGGCTTCTCCGTCACGGTTTTGTATCGCGGTAAAAACGTTGTTCACAAGAAATCCTCCCATGCTTCAGGGCTGTTCCAGTGCGGAACGTTGTTATCAGGTAATGTTGATTGCTTCTGTCTGCTAATCTGCAGCCGCCTTGCCAGCTTCTGCTCCCACTGTGCCTGATGGTATGCCTTACCCTCAGCCATCCAGTAAATTCTGAACTCTGCAAGTTCCTGTGCCGTTGGCAGACTGTCCAGGTAGATCCCCTGCAATGAGCTTTTCCGAAGAAAGTCATCTGATGGCTGCCATTGTTCATGCATGACAAATTTGCCTAATTGCCCTGGCCCACCAAGAGGAACAAAGTTATTCATCACGGCGTTGTTTGCGCCGGGGTCATGATGCACAGAATCCCCGTTTTTTGTCCTGCTCTCCCTCTCTTGGTTAAATGACTGGTTATATGACTGGTTATATGACTGGTTCTGGATCCCGTTTTTGGGATCATTCAACATCCCGTTTTTGGGATCATTCAACATCCCGTTTTTGGGTATATTCCCGTTTTCGGTAACATTACCGTTTTCGGGTTCATTGACCCCCTCTCGGTTGCCTTTAATGTTCCCGTTTTTGGTTATATTAAGAGAGAAAACCCGCACTCTTTTTGTCGCTCCCTTTCTCTCTCCGGTATCTGAAATAAGCCCCATTTTCATGAGCGATATAAGCCCGGCCTGCACGGTTTTTTTATTCAGGCAAGTGTCTTTAACGAGGCGTTCTATGCTGGGGTAGCAGAGGTTATATTCATCGGCTCTGTCAGCCATCGAGAGCAGTATGAGCTTTAATGATGAGCTGCCTGGATCTGTCTCCCAAGCCCAATCTGTTGCATGTCTGCTCATGATTAATCTCCGCTATCAGCTTGAGTGTTGTGGGGAGGAATTAATCATGATCTGCTTAATCTCTGCCCTGATGCGACGGTTTGATTCCATGGTGCACTCAACACAGTGTCCGTTGTAAACCCAGCGTTCACTGTCATGTCCGTGCTTACATTGTTTTCCGGTGTAATAGCGTTTAAGTCCGCGCTTTGCGGCATCAATACGTGTAATGATTTCCATGGTAAGCCCTGTTATTAGTATTGGGATTACGGTTATTTTGTGCTGACACAAAAAAAAGATCAACCATATTTGGTTTTTTATTACCTTTGAGGTACGAATAGATATGAAAAGACCGCCGGATGGCGGTCTACAGAGGGTTGTGGCTGGATATCATGAGTAGAAGAAGTATGCCAGTTCTGCTTTTGAGCGCAGCCATTGTCTTGTTTTACAGGCTTTAAAAAGCCCATTCATCAATACCTTACCTGGCATTTTGCGCTTACCTGTTAAGTGAGTCTGGATATAGTGACTCGTCGTTCCGGCTTCCTGTGCGAAGGCTTCACGCTCATCCGGAGTAAGTGCAAGCCAGTGCTTTTTGAAATCGAAATGTCCGTTATCGCTCATAGCTATTGCCTGATATTTATTTCAGATAATAAATATTCACCCATAAGGTAACAAAAATCAAGGATAGTTACCTATGGGGTGCATTTACCTGTTGGGTAATATTGCTTTAAATTGAATCATCTACTGATTCATATATGAGGCGATTTTCCAGAAAATGAAAAGTATCCAGGACGTCCGCAGGCAAAATCTCAACGACTTGATCGACCGTGAATTCAATGGTGTTCAGACGCGGATGGCAGAAAAACTTGGAACTCAGGCAAATCTGGTAAACCGCTGGGCTCTTGGCAAGAAGGTTATCGGCGACCAGGTTGCGCGAAAAATTGAAGCTGCCGCCAATAAACCCCGTAACTGGCTTGATATCGATCGCTCGCTTTCTCAGGAAGGTTTTCAGCCTGTCGGACCAAGCGACATTGGTCAACTGGCGGCTCACAACCTGGAACGCTGGATGAGCGAAAGCCGCGACCTTTCAACGCAGGGAAAACTTCACCGCGCATCCGGCGTCGCCCAGGTAACAATCAGCCGCCTGTTAAACAATGAGGTCAGCGTTTCCATTTCCACCCTGGAGAATGTTGCATCCGCATTTGGGCGTCACGGATATGAATTACTGATTCACCCGCACGACCCCGCGACTATCAACTATGACCGCTCGCGCTACGCATTGTTACCTGAAACAGAGAAGGCAAAGATCGAAAGTTACATTGAATTTGTCATCAACCAGAACGAAAAAAACAAACAATAAAATCATATTTTTCAGTAAGTAAGCCGCCTTATGGCGGCTTTTTTATTGCCTATTCGATTACCTAACGGGTAATTTTTTTAACTCATATCTATTGACATCAAACCAGATACGCATAATTATTACCTCAACGGTAACAGACCGAGGTAACAAGTTATGCAGTGGAAAATCATCAACGGTTGGTACTGCGTTACTGCATGCGGATTCATGAGCTGGAAGTTCCGCACCTTACAGGAAGGCATTAAGTGGGCTTTCGTCAGCAAAGAAGCTCGCGATGTAGCCAACGATAACGAGATATGGGAGGGCTGATAATGAACGTTAATCAGCAGAAAAATCTTCAAAAAATCATGCTGGCATTCGACAAGGACTACCGCCTGTCAGAACAGCTATATGACCGACAAGTTGAACTGATTGAGAGCATCCGACTTCATCAACTGTCCTCAACTTTTGACGTTGTAACAGGCAAAGGCGTTCGTCAGGAAGTACTGGAGGCTGCTAAAGACAGCCCTGAGTTCGAAGAACTGATGGATGCCTATCGGCGAGAGGCAATGGCAATTATCGCCCGCTGGGATCTGGCGGATCAGCTTGATGGACAGAGGGACGCGGCATGAAACCGGGAATTTATTTCGACATCAGCAACGAAGACTACCACGCCGGTGACGGCGTGAGTAAGTCGCAACTGGACATGGTTGCCAAGAATCCGTCGCTTCTTAAATGGGTCCAGGCAGCACCAGAAGACGAAGAGAAAAAGTCTGCACTGGATATTGGAACCGCATTGCACTGTCTGCTTCTGGAGCCTGGAGAATTCGACAAACGCTTCATTGTTTCACCGAAGTTCGATCGTCGGACGAAACAAGGTAAAGCTGACGAAGAAGCATTTCTTCGTGATGTAGCGGATATGGGGATTACGGTACTTGATGCCGAGCAGTGGCGGAAACTGGAGCTGATGCGTGATAGCGCAATGGCTCACCCGGCGGCACGCTGGATGCTGGAAGCACCTGGTTTCTGCGAAGCATCAATGTACTGGAATGATGAAGATACTGGTGAGTTGTGCCGCATTCGTCCAGACAAATGGCTGAACGAGCACAACGTGATCGTCGACGTGAAAAAGGTTGCAGATATGGACCGTTTTGCACGCCACATCGAGGAATTCCGCTACCACGTGCAGGACGCAATGTACCGCGAAGGCGCAATGAGGGTTACTGGTCAGCCGCATGGTTTTTTCTTTCTTGCCGTGAGCGAAAGCATTGATTGTGGTCGGTATCCGGTACGCGTGTTCGAGCTGGATGCGCCGGATGTCGATGCCGGGCACGCTCTGTTCCGCCGGGATCTGAATACCTATCACGAATGCCGCATAAATGATGAATGGGGCGGTGTGGAAATCATTAAACGCCCTGAGTGGGCACGCAAAACAGGATATGTACATATGAGCAACGACATCGCAAACATCAACGCACCAGTAGACACAGCAATCGCTGGAACTGCTGCAACTATTTTCAGCCCAGACGGCTTGAACCAACTGATGAAATTCGCCGAGGTAATGGCGCAAAGCCGCGTAACGGTACCGGCGCACCTCGCCGGGAAACCAGCTGATTGCATGGCCGTGGCAATGCAGGCTGCGCAGTGGGGAATGAACCCGTTTGCCGTGGCTCAGAAAACCCATGTTGTGAACGGCACGCTAGGTTATGAAGCCCAATTAGTAAACGCAGTTATCTCAACGATGTCGCCAACAAAAGATCGCATCAACTACGAGTGGTTCGGGCCGTGGGAACGCGTGATCGGTAAGTTTGTTGAGAAAACATCCAAAAACGGCAATCCATATATCGCACCAGGCTGGACTCTAAAAGACGAAGAAGGCTGCGGTGTTCGCGTATGGGCAACCATGAAGGGCGAGGATCAACCTCGAGTGCTTGAGTTAATGCTGTCTCAAGCACAGGTAAGAAACTCCACACTTTGGGCCAGTGATCCGAAACAACAACTCGCATACCTTGCGACAAAACGCTGGTCTCGCTTGCACTGTCCTGACGTAATCATGGGCGTCTACACACCAGACGAATTACAGGAAACGGCACCGCGCGTTGAGCGAGACATTACTCCGCAAACGACCACTGCTGCGGGAATGAACAGTCTGATCAACGCTAAACCAGTGAAAAAGCCTGATGAGCAAACTCGTAAAGCGGATAGCCGTGATCCAGAAGAAATGCTGATGGCCTTTACCAGCGCAGCGATGAATTACAGCACTGTCTCCGAACTGGATAAGGCTTACAAATACATTGCACAAAAACTTTCAGATGATGACGAACTGCTGGCAAAAGCCACCGACGTTTACAGCGTTCGTCGGGAAGAATTAAACGAAACATCTATGTAACCACCACCGCGGCGCCACACGCGCCGCACTGCAACCAAGAGAGGTATTTATGAAAGGTGCATTAGGTAAGAAGGAACTCCTGGCGGTGGTGCCACTGTCATGGAGCACTATCGACCGTATGGAGCGCGCAGGGGAATTTCCTAAACGCTGGTATATCACTGACAAACGCTGCGCATGGAACCGTGACGAAGTTGAGCGTTGGCTTGATGAACGTCAGGCAGCAAGCCCGGCAGAGTTCCAGGGTAAAAAACCTCCTGTTCAGCAACGTGTATATCGTCCCGTGAGCAACGCTGCATGAGTGCGCTGCTAAGGCACTGGAGCAAATGGTCAGGATGGTACTTATTCCTGGCCTCTGTTTCAGCATGGCTTTATCTGCTGGCATTAATTTTCAGAGAGGGTTGGATTAAGTGAGAAAGTTAAGCCGACTTGAAAAATATCACATGAATAAGGTTTCAATGCGCAGTCCGTCAAAGATTGTCGCCGTTACTCCTGCGGCGATAGAGATCGAAAAACGCGCGATTGAAAGAGAGAAAAAAGGGCAGTTCCGCATTGCCGCTCACCTTTGGCTTCAGTGTATGGATGTTGCTTCTGGTGATGTTGAACGTGCAAGGATCGCGGTTCGCAGGGACCAATGTATCACAAAAGGTAACGGCCTTCGCCGTGGCGACTATAGCGGCATAGGATGTTGTGGGGTGGTTTATGACTAAGAAATACACACTAATCTATGCAGATCCACCCTGGGTATACCGGGACAAAGCCGCAGATGGTAATCGCGGTGCCGGTTTTAAATATCCGGTTATGAGTGTGCTGGATATCTGCCGCCTTCCTGCGTGGGATTTGGCCGATGAAAACTGTCTGTTGGCCATGTGGTGGGTGCCAACACAACCACTCGAAGCACTAAAAGTTGTTGAAGCCTGGGGATTTCGTCTGATGACGATGAAGGGCTTCACGTGGATAAAATGTGGTAGTCGACAACCAGATAAACTGGTTATGGGTATGGGGCACATGACTCGCGCCAATAGTGAAGATTGCCTGTTTGCGGTAAAGGGAAAACTACCTACGCGCATTAATGCAGGGATCGTTCAGTCATTTACCGCACCGCGGCTTGAGCATTCAAGAAAACCAGATGTCGTTCGTGAAAAACTTGTGCAATTGTTAGGCGATGTTTCTCGCATTGAACTGTTCGCCCGCCAGTCGTCTCATGGCTTCGATGTTTGGGGTAATCAGTGCGAAGACCCGGCAGTGCAACTACACCCTGGATACGCGTTGGATATTGGCGGATTAACAAATGCATTCAGCAATGCTCCGCTGTCACCAACAGACAACCAGGGGCAGGAGCGTGCAGCATGAACAGGGCATCACCAGCAGATTTAAGGAAATGCCTTGAAACTGCAAACATGCTTGCACACAGCGGGATAAGGTTTGTTCCAATTCCCGCTGTCACTGATGCTGAATTTGCAACACTGTCAGCAATATTCGCAGATAAAATTGAATCACTGGCAGCAGAAGCCGAGATGGAAGAAAATCAGCAGAATAATTAAACGTTATTCCCCCGCCATCCACTTCTCAAACTTCGACGGGGAGAACGGAATCAGATCCGTATGCTCCCCGTTAATCCAGGAATCAATCATATCGGACCACTGCTGCAACATGTAGGCGCGCTGTCTGGCGTATTCCGCTTTGTTATATACGGCGCGCACACCTTTCTGCTCATGTGCCAGAGCCTTTTCAATCCAGTCTGAAGGATAACCAGCCTCATGCAACAACGTACTGGCTGTACGGCGCATATCGTGTACGGTGAAGCCCTGAATATGCTCACCATCTTCATTTATTATTTTCACCGTTCTGTCGATCAGAGAGTTCAGCGCGGCATTAGATAATGGCTTCCGGAAATTGTAACGACCAGGAACCAGATATTCACTTCCACCAGCGCACATCTGCAACCCGACCAATATATCCTGAGCCTGTTTAGGCAGGTAAATAACGTGCGCCCGGCTTCCCTTCATGCGGTCTGAAGGAATTGTCCATGTCCATTTTTTAAAATCTATTTCATCCCACGTTGCGTTGGTGAATTCGCCTTTACGAACCATAGTGATAAGCACCAGCTTTAAAGCCATTTTCATAGTGCCCATAGCACCAATGGCATCCAGCGTGCGGAAGAACAGGCCAATTTCTTCTGGTGTCAGTGTTCGCTCTCGTGGTTTAAATATGGCGATAGACGAAGGTTTAATGTCAGCCGCAGGATTAAACAAACCATGACCACGGTCATTGGCGTGACGGTATACGCTGCTGATGATCTCCCTGGCCTGCACTGCTGTTGCCCGACCACCGCGTTCGACAATCCTGTCACACAAATCACGAACCATCGATGTGGTAATTTCAGCCATCATTTTGTTGCCAAGAACCGGAAGTATGTCACGGTCGATCACTGCCTGCTTCATTGCGCGGGTACTTTCAGCCAGGATGACGTGTTTCATATAACTGTCGGTATGTACCGCAAACGTCTCGGCACCACGAATCTTTTTGATACCGTCACGTTTAGCCGCAGCCGGTGACTGGCCTGCTTTAAGCAGCTTCTTTGCAGCAATCAGTTCTTCTCGCGCTTCTGCCAGGCTGATACCGTCACGCCCATACTGCCCGATTACCAGTGTTTCGCGGCGACCGTTGATACGGTAGTCATAGCGAAACGAGACCGTACCTGACGTAAGCACAGCTACATACAGCCCGTCACGATCGGAAACTTTGTACAGTTTGTCCTGTGGCTTGAGGTTTTTTAATTTTGTATCGGTAAGCACAATTCACCCGTATAAAAACCATTTTCATGACGGTATGAGAGTATACCTTTAAGGTAATACCGTCACCTGTACCGCCGAAAAATATGGTGTAGAGTGAATAGAAATGAATACATAAAAACAAAAACCCTCTGTAAAAACAGAGGGTTAAATTAGTATCTGAATAGGAATGAGTTGCTATGAGTTAGCTGTTAATCATTCCCACTCAATTATTTACGGCAACCATAACCAATTGAGTGATAACATTTTTCCAAAACTTCATTTTTTTAGTACCGTTTTATATACCGTCACCGGAAATCAGTACCATGAAAAATGCCATGCTATCTTGTCAGGGTGTCATACTGTTTTTCGCAGACTCTTCCGGCTTCGGCTGCCCGGTCAGCATACTCTGCCAGTTGTCTGTTTCTCTCGAGAGATTTGCTGAGCACGTCGGCAAGCAAAACTCCGGTGTCTGCGGCTGACGTCCCAGCGCCGACAATGGCGTTATACTGCCTGAGCTGCTCACGGATGGCAACGAGCTGTTTCTGCAACCGGCCAGCGCGAGCGGCAGCATCAAGAGCATCATTGCGCGCCTGGTCGATCCTCTGCTGCGCTTCACGTTCATTGATCGCTTTCTCCTGTTCGTAGTGCTGACGAACTTTCTCATCTTCGGCTTTGCGCTCTTCCTTCGCCTGCACATACCCGGCGTCGTACTGACGGCTACCGTGCACATTCCAAGCAACAATTCCGGATATGACCAGAACAGCAAGCATCACCACGATAATTAACTGTTTCCAGTATGCTTTTGCGAATGCCCAGATCATACCGCCAGCACCTTACTGGCAGTGATGTACCGCGCGCGCCGGTCGTCGATGCCGTTCCGGCCACCATTGATAATCAGAGTTACACGTGCAATATCGCCGGTATACTTCATGCATCCTTTGCTGGCAAAGAACCACGCTGCGCTACGAGCCGCATATTCGTCATGCGCCAGCAATTCAGGGCTCTCCAGCAGGTCAACCTTCAGACCGTTTCCGCAATCACGATAGTTATTCAAACCGGTAATCTGGATAAGCCCGCGCCCACGGTAATTCCAGCCATCGCCGGGAGCATTGTTACCCATGCGTTTGCTGTACACCAGATTGGCGATCGCTCTCTGGCGCTCGAGTGGCAATGGAGGTTCGCCTGCGCGGCGACCCAATGCGTTGGCCTGTCCCTGAGCGAGACGCCCAGCCCGAACGAAGTTAGCCAGTCCGGTGACACTGTAGTTGAAATTCTCCTGCAACCGGATGAAACCACCAGACTCATGCCCGACCTGAGCAATAAACATTGCCTGATCTTCAGCTTTGCTGATACCAAACTCTTTCATCGCAGAAGTTATATGCGAGAACCAGCGTGCGGCCAGCGCCTCGCTAATACCAGCAGCTCGCTGGAATTGTTTAATCTCCATGTTGAGACCTCGTTATTTTGAAAATCTGCACGACGTTACCGCGGGTTTTCAGAACGGCGGCAAGCATGACAGCGTTGATGACAACCTCCGAAAGATCGTCGGTCATTGGCGTGTGGTACCAGAAAGCGTACGCGGCACGTACCGGGATGCTGGCAGCGGCCACAATGAGGAAGTAAGCGATCCACCCTCCCCATCTGCGATGTTGTGAACCGTTACGCCGGAACGTACCGACGCGGATCGCTATACATGAACAGATAACCGCATTAGCAATAAGCAAAAGCAGCTCATGAGTTGTCATCGTCTTTTCTCCCCGGAATTAACTCGCGTGGATTGTCAGAACGGTGATAGAGCCAGATGCCAATGCGCACTGCGACTATTGCTGACACGAATGCGCCAGCAGAGAAGACGATCCCTTTCTCGAAAGAGTCCTGAGTGATGGTAGGGATCAGGCTGGCAAAGCCGATAAGGATCGACGCTGTGGGTTTGTAGAAGAGAAGGCCGCAGAGGAAGCTGAGCAACGACAGGAGCACGCGGCGACGGATTGGATACTCAACTGCCGAGGTAACAAAGATTACCGCACCAGCCAGAGCACCAAGCGCAACTTCTGGCGGAACACCTGCAATTACTGCAGCAAGAGACCCCATGCTAAGCCACTGATTTAATGACTCACTGGTTAGCCCTGCTGACATAATTACCACCGTTTACTGTGCATAAAGAACCCCCTTAGTTGGTGAGTCCATTATACACAATAAACCATATATGGTTAAAATAACTTAGAATTGATCCTATCGAAATTACCCGATAGGTGATATTATTTATTGAAATAATACAGCTTAACGTACCTGGTCATGAAAGATAAGAATTTGAATATTGAGTTGATTAGAGTGGCTGCTTGCTTTTTGGTGGTTGTTCTTCATTCTGTAATTATAGGTATGAATGAAACAGGCTCATCAGGATGGGATATATTAAATATAATAGAATCTTTTACCAGAATATCTGTACCGTTATTCATTATGATTTCTGGGGCTTTGCTTATTAAAGAAAGTACAAATATGAATTCGTCATTAAAACGAGCAAATCGGCTATTCATTATTCTACTTTTCTGGTCGGCGATATATTACTTATATCGTTCACATGTAAATAGTTTCCCCATAGATGTGAAATCATTTTTTAATTTATTTTTTCGATCGCAGATATTCTATCATATGTGGTACTTATATGCAGCCATTGGATTCGTTATCATTATGCCATTACTTAGTAAATTCTATTTACACTCAAATAAAATAGATGTTGTAATTTTAGTATGGTTATGGATGCTTCTTTTATTCTTTAGTTTATTAAATGTATATCTTGGATTGAATTTAAATATCAACAATCTATTTCAAGTTAGTATATTTTCCAGCCTTGCTGTGTACTTGCTTCTAGGGAAGATAATTTTAGATAATCAAGTTAACATGACAAACTCAACAAAAATAATGTTAACCATTATGCTGACTGCATGTACGTTTGCGACCGCTTTTATAACAAAGAATATTTCTGTTTACAGGGGACCGGTAAACCAGATGTTTTATGATAACTCGTCTTTGTTTATTGCCATGTCTGCAATATGTTTTATGGTGTTCATGATAAACACCCCTGTTAAAAACAAAACGATATTACACATAGTGAAATTTATTTCTCCCTGCACACTAGGGATTTATCTTGTCCATCCATTAATCATTGACATACTCAGGAGATTTTTGCTTGATAAATATTCGATCCATCCAGAGATGTTTATCGTTATTCCTCTTTCTTTTATCGTGTTCTTAATTTCATTAGCCATCGTAGTTTTTTTAAGAAAATTTGGGTTGTCACGTGTAATATGACAACCAACTATATTAAATATTTCCGTTCAGCGTGCGGAATGAGTATTGTTTATCCAGGTCTACTGGGGTAAATAATCCGTACATTCTGCTCGCTGCGTAGTCTGACTCAGATGAGAAACCGCCAACATAAACATGCGAACCTGCCCCTTCACATGCAATATCACCTGCTAATGGTCCTGAAAATGCGGTGATAGAAGATGTTCCGCTGTTGAATATGCTATTAAATGCGGCGTGAAGATCTGGTTGTCTGTACGCCCGTCGTATACGCCTTCCGGTATTTATATCAATAATAGACCACCATAATCGGCCTGGAGCGAATCCCATCGCAAAATGATATACGCCTCCTGAAGCTAACGCTTGCTCCGTTGTCAGATCGCTTGTTAACGTTTGAGTTATACCATCACCGGATAATAATATTGCTATAGTCTGCACACCACTGGAGTTAACTATAAATTGCATAACAGCAGAGTTTCCAGAGGGCGAATATCCACTCCCCAGAGTGAAAGCTGTCATAGTTGTTGCACCCGTAAATGACGGGATTAGAACAAGGCCGATTGTACACCCATGTCTCGATACTTTATCAGAAAATAATAACTTATCCTTGTTTGATTGCGTTAACTTAAGCATGTTTCCTTGCCCTAGTATCGAAGGAGCGCTTACATATGTTGCGGTTGTAACGACTCCGTCAAATGTAGGAATATTGTTTTTTACGCTTCCTGTATATGTATAATAGTTTTTTAGGCCATTTATTATTAAATCACCAGAATATGGCTGAATAAGATTATTGTCACCCATGAGTCGTTCGCTGTTTACTTCTGACTCGTAAATACCATTTATCAATACGGTACTATCGGAACCAATACACCTCACATTTCCGGCTTGTGAATTTAGATCATATAGCGATGTAGCAGCATAGTTACGGCAAACATAACCATCTACAGTTACTATACTGTTTTCAAAAACCATATTATGGTATGACAGATTTGATGATGCACTATTTCTGTTAGTATTCAACCCACTGATAGCAACAGTTGAATTTTTAATATACAATCCATCGTATGCACAGTCCTGTAACTCAACTCCTGTCATGTTTACATTTTGTGAATTAGAAATACGTAATCCTGAATATGGTGTTTCATTTTCTGAACCAGCCCAAATTAATTTGGCACCTATAATTCTGCAATTACCAGCACCATCAAGCACTAAGCATTCCTGCCCACACGTATCAATTTGAAGGTTTGTCCATGTAAAATCGGTAGTTCCGATCTTAGCCCCGGTTTTTTTAATGTTTCTTATGAATAATCCATGCGTTGAGACGGAAAAATTCGTTTCAGGATAATCAAATCCTAACTCGTCAAATCCTGTAATGTGAACATTGCTAATGTAAAGATCCCTACGAACGTCAGGGGCGGTATTGAATGGATAGCTTGGTGCCCCACCTGGGTTTCCTGTCTCCATCGTTACCCCGCTTGTTCCCGCAGTTATTCCATCCCCATACAGGCCACAATCGGACAAATAAATCAGGCTGCAATCCTGAGTAATTGTCAGTAACGCGCCTGTTGCCCCAGATATTTGCTCTATCCTGGAAACGTGTAGACCAGACCCAGATAGTGAACACGACTTGTTATTTAGCTCAAGATTAGATGCTTTCCAGACATTTGTGCCAAGCTCAGCCGCCCTGCCACATTCAAGCATCTTTTGCAGTGCTGCTGTATCATCAGCCACGCCAGTGGCCCCAAACATAAACGGATTAACCTTATCTGCATTAACCCGTAACCATACAGAACCACCTGCTGTTTTTATTACAACACCATCATCATCGGTATAGCCAGTTCCATCAAGTACAGCTCTGAATACCCCTCCACCAAGCCCAGTTCCGATCGTATGCTGTCGCAACGTGATCCTTTGACCATTTTTTTCAGGTTCTATTGTTCTTAGTGTCAATATATCAGGGCACTGACCAATAAACTTAAATCCATCATTTGCCGCTAACTGGATCATTACATCAGTAGCCGAACCAGATTCAGGCAAAACCATTATCGGATTTCCAGTATCATCCATTGCAACAATCTTATTCTTACGTTGCTCAATTCCCGGCAATGCTGGTATCGGCTCAGGGGTTCGTAGCGTTCTGCTCAGGTTTGTTTCTGCGACCCCATCAACATATTTTTTTGTAGCCGCATCCTGCGGTCTTACAGGGTCACGAAGGTTACGAATATAGTTGTCCATTGCGTCGTAATAGTTAGCAACAAATGACGGCTTACGTAGCGCCAGACTAAACCAACTACGAACCTGCTGAATCAACATTGTCAGCTTATCAAACGCATCCTCATGCACCTCAGCAAAGAACTTCCCCTGGTTACGGAGATCTGTTTCCTGCGTAACCGACAGTTCACGTGATATGGAAATCTGGTAACCATTAGCCAGAGCTGTTGCAAGTATTACATTACCACCTTCATATCCCCCTGCGCCGGTTACTGTGTAGTCAGTATCCAGCGTCAGAACAGTGATGTTATCGTTCAGGTCAACAACCTGTACTACCAGATCAGATTCCTTGAAAACCCTAAAGGTATACGGAAATGATGTCGTAACACCGTTACCGGTGTATTCGTTGTGGTTAACTTCGGTTGAGACCGTCATGTTAAATCTCCAGATAGTCGCAGCACCCGTTGCGCCGCATATCCGGTTATTCTATTACCTGAAAAACCACATATGGATAGATAACACATAAATACGAACAGATATTACCTTTCAGGTGATTCGCAAAACGTGCTGGATAGCAAACAAATTATTTGCTACTGTGTATTTATACAGTTATTGCATGGAGAAGATAAGATGCCGCAGTATCACTATCCACTGGAAGACGGATTTACCGAAAGGATTCACACGCCGGGAGGCGTCAGGTCACTGGTGGAGGGATCGCACTTGATGAAATTACTCCGGGATCTCGATAAGGATGGATTTAATGTCGATGGCCCACTTGCCGAACTGACTGCACTGATTAACTACGTCACCAGCTCACAGATGTCCATGCGGGATCTGCAAACACATCTCGACTATTGTGCCGAACAATTACGAAAACAAACCAGATAAGGTTTGCAATTACCAAGTGGAGTGCTTATATTTACCGCAAAGGTAAATATAAGCACTCCTATTGTGCCATAGTAATCGGGCACTGGCAAAATCCAGTGCCGGGATTGGCGTCCCGGGTTACTAAAAGGCGCATTCACCGCGCAAGCGGTTTTTTTATGCGTATAGCACGGTCACATTCGTATTATGGTGGGCTGTGTGGGGGCACCGAAAGGTGCGCCGGGTCCTTTTAGCCGGTTACGCCAACCCTGCACAGTTCACCACCAACCGATTGGCGTAGGTAGTGGTGATTAACCAGACTAAAAGGTAACCACTATGACAGCTACAAAAAGCACGTCCATTTTTTCTTTCGAATCCCAAGCCGATATACGGGTAATCGTCATTAATGGTGAGCCATGGTTTATCGCTTCAGATGTTTGTCGGGCTATAGGCATAGCAAACCATCGAGATGCTGTTCGAAAACTTGATGATGATGAGAAGGGTGTCGCTTCAACCGACACCCCTGGCGGTGAGCAAGAATCGATCATCATCTCCGAGTCAGGACTCTACACACTGATCCTCCGCTGCCGCGATGCGGTGACACCAGGCACTATCCCCTACCGCTTTCGTAAATGGGTTACAGGTGAGGTTCTTCCTCAGATCCGCCGCACCGGAAGTTACATTAAAAACTCGCTCCCGCAGGAAGAACGCATAAAGATGGTTGCCGACCAGGTAGCCAACGCCACGGCGTCAGCAGTAATGCAGGCGATGAAGATAGAGAACAAAACCTACAGTGCCCCACTGAAGCCCGGCTACCGTAGCCTGATTCATTCGCCGTCTGGTGTTCTCGGCCTGACGGAGCACTCACTGCTGATGAACAGGACGACGGGCATGATGTATCAGGCGCGGCGGCGGAGCTGACCACCATGTTCTGCTACATCGTCGGTGTGAGCAAATGCCTGCGTGATATCCAGACGCACGCGGAGTACATCAACGACAAGGCAGGGTTCTTCTGACGGGCGGAGGCGGCATTCGTTAAAAACAAGGCCGCGAAAGCGGCCTGTGACATGTCACGCTCACGTTATGACAAGCCTATGTACCCTGCTACACCAGATAATATCAAAATAACTGCAACAGCAAATTCGCCATAGTCAATGATACATTTACGGTTCATAACGCCAAGTGCAACAAGCGCAAACACAACAAGAATAAAAGCAATCATTTCTCATCCTTATTGCGGAGTGACATCCTGTGGTCGCCACCAGTATGTCTGGTTAAACTCTTTCTTCGAACGTTGCTCCATTTTACGCAAATAACCTGGTGAAAAATACTCCTGCATCTGGTTAAAGATCATGTGATCGAGAGCCGCCTTTAAGTACCAGAGATTCGCACCTGGCATCAGACCTTTCCCCAGCTTAACCAGATCACCACCAGTCTGCTCATTCTTCCCTTCCACAGCATTTAACGGTATGCCCTGAGCAATCTTCACTACGTCATCAACCAGACCAGCTACCGGGCCAAGCATCGACGCCAGCGCGCCGCTTCCGTACCTAGTGTGATCTGACAATAAAAAGTCACCGTAAAGGCCAAGACCACCACCTTTCAGTAGAGCACCAAGCCAGAATTTTGCGGCATCTCCTCCTGTCATCTCTCGAGGATTACGACCAGACGCAAGGTCGTTAAGTTGCTGCGACAAAGCGCCAAGAATGGTCGTACTGGCAATAAACGTCGCAATATATGCCGCACGCCCACCAGCAGACGGTATACCCATAGCGCGTGACCAGTGACGCATAACAACCGAGATAGGGAACGATTTAAACAGGAAAACACTTCTCGTTAATTCACCTTTCCATGTTCCACGCTGAATACCAGAACCGGTTATCAGTTGCTCACGTGCTCCCGGTGTAATAACAGCCATATCAACTTCTTCAGTTACGGCACCGAGCAGTTTACGCATTGCCTCAAACTTCACGCGTTCAGGCTCACCAAGATGTTTAACTGCTGAATCAGGGATACGCATAATGCTTTCCGGTGTCAGCATCGTATTATTACCGTTCCCCCAGTCCTCCTGTTGCGCCAACTTCCATACGCTCCAGTCTGTGTCAGTAATCCCTTTGCTTTTCAGGATACGAAAATCAGAATCATCGAGGCTACGAAGGTCTGGTGTCCGTGACACTACTTCTCCCAGGCTTCCCATCATGGTTACGCCATAGGCGCGCTTGTGCGCATCTGACCATGCTGTAAGCCCACTGGCACGCATTACCGCCGTTGCCGCCCAACGAGACACTGACGGCCCCATATTATCCATCGCCCAGCGGTTAACGCTGCCAAGTAGAGATTCCATCGCCAGACCAGCGCGGCGCGCCCGCGCAAGTTCTGTACGGTTCGTTGGGTCCATAGCTTCAAGCTGGTTGCGGAATAACTGGTTCATTGGAAGGTTGGTAACCTTCGCAGACAGATACATGGTTCCAAGATCAGAGAACGATGACAGCAACGCGGATCCGAGTCTGCTGGCAACCAGCCAGTTGCGGATATTGTCAGACCATCGCGAGATGTGCGGATTCGCTACAGGCTGTGTCTTTCCGGAAATAAAGTTGTACAGATTCTCTGTGTTGTTCGCCAGCCGCTCGACTTTACCGGTTTTACTCGGGTTAGCTGTTGCCGTTTCTGCCTTCACCTGATCAAGAAGAGAGCGGAAAACATGATCGGGGTTTGGGCCATATGTTTCCACCAGTGCAATATCTTTACTGATACCTTCCAAGTGACCGACCATGATTTCCCATAGAGAGCGATCGCCATAAAGTTGCTGATATTGCAGATAGGAATCTGCATCTTTGAAATGTATCTGTCGTGATGCATTACCACGGTTAGCACGTGCGCCGGAAATTCGCATTCCGGTATCAGTAAGCTTATTCAGCCCACCAGTAGCGATCGTGTTATAAGCCTCTCCAAGAAATGCAGACAACTCGGCATCGTTCATCAGTTGTCCATCGGCTCGGATATAATATTTGCGATCCAGCTTACCTATAACATCGCTAACCCACTTATCCTTTGATACCGCCCCAACCTTTTCCATAGAATGATGTTGAGGGATCCCCCAGTTTTCGAGATAGCCAATGTCCCCACCAGCATCATTAAACCGGCGGCGCAGTAGATCTGTCACTTCTCTCCACGCCTTAGCACCTTTTCTTGCTTTAGCATTGCCAGTATTTTGCCCTCGCATTTCATATACCAGGTCACGCACGCCAGCTTCATCTTCAAACAGGCCAAAAAAGCGAGGATCAACTGCTTCAAATGCCTCTTGCAATTGACTCAATGCATAATCACGAGTGGCTTTTGTTCTGGACTCAACAGAGAGGAAATTCGATTTACCGTCTGCATTAAAAGCAATAGTACGGTTAAGAGCGCCAAGTTTCCCATCAGCCCCTTGATAGCTATTGATAAATTTATCCAATCTCTGACGTGCGGCTATAGTGAGGGCCACACGACGTTTCTTTAATGCCGCTTCTCGCTGTAATTCTTCAGATGCCAATTGTGCTGCACGATATAGCCGCTCTGATTCGGAAAGTTGTCTCCACGACATCGGGTCATCACGAGCAATGGAGCGCATATTTCGATAAATGCGGTCTTCAATGTTCTGTATTTCTCGCGCTGTTAACGTGCGCTGCGCCGCCTGCTGGACCGCTTGTATACATTCCTGTCTCATTTAATTTAACCTCTCAAGAAACACGCCACAGCGACATCAAACAGGCTGGAATCCTGTATTGCCTGCTCACTTTCCCTGTTCGCTTCATCCAGTACTTCACGCGCGCTGCGCGATTGTGGATTACCATCATCATCCAGCACGGTAATTATCATGTCAGGTGATTCAAGCAGCGAGTCTTCAGCTATGCGCAGATCAATATCTCCTGCCTGATCCGCCATCATTTTTTGTTCTGCCTGTTGCAATATTTTATCAGGCTCAAAAGGAGCTACTTCGTCTGGCGTCCTGACATCTGCTGTTTTATAGAATGAAACAGCCTGAGCATTAAGTTCACTTTCTACCTGCAGTCGCCGTGCCAGTTCTGCTCGAGCTTCAAAAAACTGACCACCAGGCTCATGCGGTGCCAACGCGTTACGAGAAAATTCCAGGCGTTCTTGTGCCTGCCGGATTCGTTGGTCAATATCGCGAAGTCTGGCCTGTTTATCTGATCGAGCACGAGATAAAGCCTTACCGCTACCGGTTGGCTCTTCTGCAAGAATTTGTGCGCGCTGTTCAGTGAGATTTTCAATAATTCGTTGGCTATTAGCGATTTCAGACTGGTAAACCTGTCTATCGCCACGCGGCAAAAGCTGCGCGGCCTGTTCTTCAAGCAACCGATTTTCTATAGCGCGCGCCGTTACTCCATCATCTACAGATGACAGAGCCTCATTAACTGCCTGAGACAGCAGACTCTTGCGCCCTAGAATTTCACTGAAAGATGCAGACTCAACAATGCTGGCAACGTCTACAGGTCTCCCCTGGCTAACATCAGACATAGCTTTTCGCAGAGCCTGAATGTGAGAATTGCGCGAAAGCACGTTGCTCGGCACGCCGGGAGCAATATCAATTTCAGCATGATGAGCGGCATTCGCCGCCAGTGCAGCATCGACATCAACTGGTGAAAAATTTGGTGCGCTTGTAGACTCGCCTCGAGAGTTAATAAATCTGCCGACACCACCAAACGCCACCCCAAGAACAGCATCAATAGCAATTGCCTGTCGATCCAACACATCATACTGGTTAGCCATTTCGCTATAGCCACCATCACGAAGCGTTTTTGCAGTAAGCCCACGCTGTGCCATACCGAACGCAATATTTGTACCTGCGGCATAGGCAATATCTGGCGTTGCACGTACTGCTGTTGCTGCGGCGCGTCGCACTGAACTTTCACCCGTCCGCGCAAGCTGAGCCGCCACACCTTCCGCCAGCGCACCACCAGCACGTAACCCGAGGCTCATAGGGATCAGTGTTCCAGCACCAGCAGTAATACCCTGCACTAATCCCGCTTCCTGCGCCGTCCTGAAATCAACACCCTGTGCTGTCAACCGTTCAAACTCAGAAAAACCCTGTAGAGAAGTTACCGCCGCAGCACCTCCGACCGGACCACCGAGCGTTGTACCGACAACAGCCTGCCCGCCCATATCGAACAACCCATAAAGGACCTGCCCGGCGATTCCGGTTGTCGCGGCATCAGGCGTCAGCCGCTTAACCTGCTGCTCTGCTAGTTTTCTCTGCTCAGCAATGTATGAAACTGAAGTGTCATTGAGCGAGGTGTTTTCGTTAACAAGCTGAGCAATCGGGGATACGATTTTATCCATCCCTGCCCATAGCAACTGATCTGGCTTTGCCACCAGCCCGGAGTACAAACCAGACAATGCCGCTCCTACAGCATTGTCGAAAAAACCAACATCGCTGTTAAAGCCAACTGGATTTAATGCTGCTTCGTCAAGCTGCTGATTCTGGTTTACTGGATTAAGGCCAAAGTAACTCATTGCGGAATATCTCCGGAGAATCTCTGACGCTTCTGTGTCAGATCAAGAACAACGGGAGAACCATCATCTTTTAGCAGATAACCAGTACCAAGTTTCACCAGGTACTGACTATCGCCGTAACTTTGCAAACCATACTGACCAGGCGGTGTTTTTATCCCTGTGCCAACAACTTGTTCATTCCAAGCCTGATTAACCTGCTTATCGAATTGCTCTGCAGACATTCCCCACGGCAAAAGAACATTCCCCATTCCGTTATAGTCATGCACGCCACCTGTAGCTACGTTAACAGCCTGTTTCCAGATATCATTGTCAATTTCGCCTGATACCACGCCTTTTTTCGCCATCACACCAGCGTAATAGTCCTTTGCGATCTCGTATGCCATTGATGCCCCCTGAGCATCACCAGCAAATGCATCCTTCACCATGTCAGAAAACTCAAGGCGAAGATCAGCATCTTTAGGCATCGGAATACCTTTCGCGTCATCAGTACCTTTACGAGCCGCCGCGCCAGCAAGAATTGTCTGCGCAGCGGTTTCTGGAGACACGGAAACATCCGGATTAAACCAGTTTTTTTCTGCCAAAATACCACCTGGCTTATCCATCAGTATCCCGGCAACGGCAGCAGATGGAGCGTTGGCACTGATCTGCTGTAGTGCTGACATATACACCTGCCCACCACCAGTGCTCTGCCTGATGGTATCGAGATATGCTGCCTGTTGGGAAACGGGCGCATCACGAAAGAAAACACCGATCTGATTGGCCTCGTCTTTGGAAAAGAACGTCAGTGGAGTGCCATATGACTTAGCAAGGTCACTGACCTGAGCAGCACGCAAGGCAACGCTCTGTCCAAAGTTATCCTTATTGCTCATGTCGATAGGCTTTGCCTGTCCGGCGGCAAGAGAGAACTGTACAGGATCAGCCTGTCGCTGCTTTATCACCTGACTTGCAGCCGACACAACGTTGTCATAAAGAGCGGCTCGTGCCGCATAACCCTCCCCTGTCTCACCAGTATCCGGGCGTAATTGCTCAACATATGCTGTAATGCTGCTTGTCGGCATGTTGCGGAAAGAGCCTATATACTGTCCGGCGATTTGCGTATTTCTGAACTCGGTATATCGCAGGTTTCCTTCTCTTACTCCATAAGCTGCAATAAAATCAGCCTCACCAGGTGGGTTAGGAAATTCAACGCCACGCATATACGCAGCTGTCGCATCGCGAACCTGGCTGTCAATCATCGTTTTATATTCAGCCTGCTGCTGCCGACGCAGTTGATCCGCCTGTCGCATAAAACTTGCCTGCGCCTCAGGAGATGCCGCATCGAATGCTGCATTACCGGTATAGCGTTTGGTGTTGGTTGGAATTGTTGATAAACCAAGTGCTGCACTGACACCAGCAGTTAACTGCTGATCACTGTATGGCTGGCTACCGTTCTCATGATGGATAATGGCTGCACAAAGCGCCTTCAGGGTATCAGGATTAGATGCATCGAGAGGCTCATCAGCAGAAACGCCAAGTTGTTCGCACACTGCTTTGATATACGACATAGTGTCATTTTTATCAGCAGGCGGTGCCCAGCGATTAATTATCTCGCTGACGGTATCAATACCCTGCCTCTGATACGACATCAGGTTCCGCCCTAATGCACGAATCCCGTGTTCAGGTGTTTCGAATTTAGCAAATCGACCATCATCACCGGTCTGGCCTACCCACGGATTAGTTTTGCTGTATTCGAGATTTCCTGGGTTATTGTTGCGTATGCCACGGGCACGCTCGGAAGAGTCACTATCTGCTACAGCACGGCGAGCTCCAGCAGCAGTATCACTTAACTCGCCATTACTTTGGATGAATGCGGTCGCATTGTTTGCCGACCACTGGGACAATGCAGCATCAGCAACCTTCTCTTTAAACTCGATTTTCTTGGCCTGGATTTGCTCGTTGCTCCAGCCACGTGCAACACCGTACTCCTCAATTTGCTGGAAAGTTTGCTTGTTAGCCAATACGTATGCGGCGTTGTCGCCATACAATGCTGCGGCATTTTTACCATTGTTCAGCAGTGTCGCCTGAAACTGGCCTTCTTCGTAGGCATTAATTTGCCCTATCTCGTGTCGCCCGGCCTGCGTAGTGAACTGAATGCGCTGCTGCTGCGCCTGCTGCATGAAAGCATTACGAGCCTGTTCATCCGGCAGCGACATAGCCAGTTGTTCGACCTGAGCATCAAACTGCTGCGTATACTCATGGCCTTTTCCAATAGCATTTTTCCCTTTCAGGTTAAGCAATCCTGTTTCAGGATTATTCAGCAGATCGCTGCTTATCTGACTGAGGTTAAGAGATGCTTCCTGAGCCAGAGCGATATTGGCACGCTGTTTTGCCTGCCCCAAAACATCAATTGCCTCTGTCCCTGCCCGAACAAAAGCATCACCAATACCTTGCTGAGAAAACGTCTGCAAGCCTGCTGACTGAACTCCACGACTCTCAACCTGACGTCCGGATACTGTTGGTACGACTGGCATTATAATCCTCCGGGTAATCTGGTTCCTGCTGCTGCCCCGATTGGCGCAGGAGTGCTTTGAGTAAACGGACTCCACGTCCCACCAAACATCTGGTACGCACCGTATGCCTTCAGAGGCGCAGTGAGCAATGTTGTTGCTGCTCCCACATTCCCCTGTTTACGGGCTGAACTGGCTTCTGCTTTATAGTTGGCAGCCTGGACCTGATAACCGTAAGCCTCGCGTTGCGCGTTATTCACCGTCGTCAGCGAATCAAGAGCGCCAAACTGGGCAGTGTCGCCAAATATATCCAGCGCGTTACCTGTAGATAAATCAGCGCCGGTAGCCCCCATTGTCGCCGCCTGTGTACCAAGCCGCTGTCGGGTCTCTCTGCGTCGTTGCTCAGCTTCAGCGTTACCTCTGTTTATTGCATCATTTGCCTGAGCTGTGGCTATATCTGCGTTCGCTTCTGCAACCTTCGAGGCATACTTTCCCTGTTGATACTGGGTGTATGCCTGAATGCCACTCATGGCGAGCATTGCGCCACCAGCAATAACCGGATCGCACATTATTTTCTCTCCATGTGAAATCTGTGGAAATTAAGACCAAGAGCACCATAAGGCGCGGCTTCTTCAAGCCTGAATCCAAGCCAGTGCAGCCATGCTTTGGCAACATGGTTTCGCTCGTCGACGTAGTTTTCCAGGCGCGGATAAACTGCCAGCATCTGCTGCAATACAGGGCGGCAGTGGCGCAGAAATGTCTTCTGATATTTTTCAATACGGCTGGTTCCTACCAGCCAGGGCGTACCATTGCCACCGATCATTGACGCCGGAGATACACCAAACATGGTTACCAGTTCTCCGTTCGCGAACCCTGACCAGGCCATAGTCGCAGTGCGAAGACCAACGCGCAGCGCATCTTCGGTAGTCATCAGCGATACCGCATACAGTTCGTCAATATCAGCCTGACGAACATCCGGCAAAATCATCTGAAGATGCTCTTCGGTAGCGGGAATAATTTGAACATAGATCATCAGAATCCCCCAACAGTAAGGCGAGGAATAACGGCAAGAACAGACAGCGGCAACGGGTCAAGCTGACGGATTTTTACACGCCCGTTTTTGCCCCAGTTACTGTCCAGTTTCACTTCTACTTTTCCGGTAGCATCATCAACAGGATCATCGTAGAACTCGAATTCACGCTGTGGATATTCGTACCATTTACCGCCGGGCGTAGTCGCCCAGATTCCGCGACTGGCATTCACAACCAGAGTAACGGACGGGATCACCTGTTTTTTGTCCAGCAGCGTTTCCTGTCCGTTAATGTTGATATCCAGTGTTTCGAATTCAGCAGTTATTGGCAGGCCGATGTGCACAACAGCCCCCGGTGATTCCAGCGTGACGGCACCTCCGGAAACCACTTTTTGTGGTTCCACGTTCGCATCAGAGAGGATGTTTACGGTCTGGCCTTCAAGATGAGACAAGCCGCCAAATGTCCGGCGCGCCATCTGCCAGTTCGTGGTGGCCACATTCCTGAGGGATGGCGGGACGTTCCTGTTAGCACGAACCACTACTGCGGTATTGCTGGTTACAGAAATAATGTCGCAACGTAATTCTTTTGACACTTCATAGCCAGTATCAGGATCAGCTCCGGTATAAGGGAACTGTAGTTGCGCACCAACATCACTACTGGTGAAGTACGCACCACCAGAAACACTGATTGTATATTCCGCGAGGTAATCCCATTCGCCAGAACCACCAGTGATGGTCATCGTTCTGTCAGACGTGTTTCTTCCATCATAGCTAAGGCCAGAATCAACAAAGAAAGCATCTTCATCGCTGGTAAATAAACGGCTGGACAGTCGCTCGATGTATCTCACTGTTTGCCCGTTAACGGTTCGGTTAACGACGAAATACACCGCATCTTCATTTCCTTCGCTGATACTGCATGTGCTTTCATATTTTCCGGTACTGGATTGTGGTGCCCATGCAAAAACCTGCTGATCACGCAAATAGGTCATCACCAGTAATTTACCGTCATCACGAATGCAGAAGGCGCTGGAGTAAGGGACAATAGAGAAGCACCAGTCAACAATGCTGTGCTTCTGAAAAAGATGATTGGCAAGGATGGTCAGGTCGTTCCCCTGATAGCCGTCAACATCGAATGAGTAGGCCAGATCACGGACAACACTGCCTTTCTCCTGGACGAACAGAGCAATATTCGCCACGGCAATTGGTGGGACGTTGCTTGAGCCATTTGATCCCTGAGAGCTGAATGCAAATGATGATGGGGTTAACACTTTGTTCTGGTCGCCGGTGATGACGTACTCACCTCCGGAAGTCAGTGCCACCAGCGAACCGACATCAATCAGGTGGCGGATCTCATTAACCTGACGCCCGGCATAGGTGTAGATAATTCTGTCGTCATCCTGCGTAGGATTGCTTTTGCCAAAATCCTTATAATCCCCAGTACGGCTGGCCCAGATAGTCTGAGGGAACGCTGTCGATGCGGCGAAGTAAAGACGTTGTTGATAATAAACAACCGTGCCAGGATAACCGTTAACACTGTTCCAGGCATATTTAGCCCATTTATAGCTGGCATTATCCTCGCCAACGACCTGCGAAGGGATATAGGAAATCACCTCAGCAGTTGCAGTAGTGCCATTTACAGCAGTTATACGGGCAATGCCAAAACCACTGTGCAGATACTCCCACTCAATGCCAGTATCATCATCACCGGATCCGCCCCAGCCATCCCATGATGTGCCTTCTGTATGCGAAGGGCGCAAAGTGCCTGTTTTGCCTGCTGTAACGGCGCGATAGTAGTTACTGTCTGCACGGCGAATATCGCCAATCGACGTACTCTTACTGGTTTCCCATACCGGCACAGAATCCACTGCAGGCTGTTCCAGATAGAACAATTTGCCTACCTGCTCCGCGCCAAAAATAGAGGCGCTTGCCGTTAACGTAATTGTCCCGGTGCTGGCGCTGGCATAAACCGTCAATGACTCATCAATATTGATATCTTCAAATGGCCCGTTCTTCGTTACCACATCAACCAGTTGCCAGTTGTCATGCGCATAGCGGCGCAGCTCTTTCGGCGGGTATGCCGGGTGAACCAGCGTAAGCACGTCGGCGCTTTGCGTGAATTTAATTCGGAACAGATCGGCTTCAGTATATGGCGTGGCAATTTCATAAATAACATTGCTGCTGTTCAGCACCAACGCACCATCTTTGATAACGCGCATGTACTGGTGTCCGAACTCCAGAGCATAAGTCTGAACCGTCGAGAATTGGAACGGGATCAGGCGGCATTTCCGATTTGGGTATTTGGCGGCACCGACAAAACGCGTACCAGGTCGATTCTCAACGCCGCCATACTGCCGCACGATAAAGTTATCGCACTTGCGCAATGCTACCTGGTACTTCGCCATGTCAATACGCCCGTACAACGACGGTCCAATCTCACCACCGGCAAAGCTGGGCTGGATCCAACTGATAGCCATCAGGACAACCTCGCAATGGTAAACTCATCAACCGGTGGCTGTGGTTCCTGTGATTCATTCTGGCTATGCGAGCCAGCACTAAGAATCACGCGATTGTACATATTGAGGGCAAACGTACCGAGGTCTGCATTCCCAGTCAGCGCCATGTTAATAGCTGCCGCAAGACGCCAGGCCAACGCCTCCATAAAAATGGCATCAAACATGTTCACATCTGTAACGCGAGAGACATACTTGAGCCATGCCTGAGGCTGGTCTGTGTAGATCAACTTTCCTGTTCCGTTGGTGTCTGCACCAACTTCGTACTGAACGCGCATTGCTGCTGTTGGATTGCGTACACCAGGAAGCATAATTTCAGTAATGCGCAGACAATCTGACGGGTACTGGTACGCATATTCCCAGTCAGGCGGTGGATTGCTCGTATCTGCAAGCGCCACGCGTTTGGTAGCAAAGTTCCAGTCAAAATCAGAAAGCACAGCATCACGACAGGCCTCAAAGTGCAGCGAACATTCCCCCGCTTCCTTGCTGGCTTCCGTCAGGCTGTTAATGCTGCGGCTGTTGCCAATATTGGACAGCGCACGATTACAGATCTCTACTACAGAGGCCATCACTCACCTCCGTTACCGTACAGAGTTTCAGCCGCTGATTTTTCTACATCCCCGGAAACAGGAGCGATCGCCATATCAGTGATCTGCAGATCGGCGCTGCGATTAACGCCATCGTTAGTTTCTCTGGCAGACAGGCCTCGAATAACAGCCTTTGCAGTTATCATCACTTCCGTTCCGACGCCCTTAGGTTGCGCCTTCAGCTTATTCAATGTGTCGTTATTAAGAGTGATGCACAGCCCCCACGGGTATTCATCGCGAGTTCTGGTTTCTCCGCTCTCATCCTGGTAGCTGTCAGTGCCGGTTTTGAGGTTTACGAGTTCCATATACACTCCTGCAATAAAGGGGCCGAAGCCCCTTGTCTGATCCGCGAGGCTTACACGCCAAGTTCTTTACGCTTATCTGCGATCTTCTCGCGGAGCGTTTCGGCTTTGGCGTTATGGTGTGGCTTCTCGTTAAAGAGCAATTCGTACTCTTCACGGAGCTTATCCAGCTCACCATCATCTGACACATCGTTGATGATTTTGGTACTGGTTGCTGCCATTGACACCTTTCCTGCTACCTTTGCTTTTGCCTGTCTGGCTGCATCGTTAACAGGTTCCAGTGCGCTACCAGGCTCACCTTCGTATTCGATTTCTGCCCCCTCCGGCCACAGAGTGTTATGGATATGAGAGAGGCGCAGAACGCGGTATCTTGGTTTCTCACCTGACATCGATATCACCTTAACCAGTTACTTTTGAGCGGATCGGATACGGCGTATTGGCATCAACATCAAGACTGATACCAGCAGTGAATTCGCCAGCCGTTAGTGGGCCAGTTGCGACGGAGTAGTTAACACGCAGATATCGCTGAACACCGGCAGGCACCTTTGCAGAAACAACTCGTTTACCTGCTGTCAGGGCGGTCTTTGCCAGTGCACCACTATCATAAATAGTGGTCCATGAGCTGTTATTCTCACTCGTCTGCAACTGGATGTTTACAGTTGCCTCACCACTTGCCGTGGCGGCTTCGTTAACCAGCGCCCAAAACTCAAGCGGGTAACCCACGCCGATATCACGACGTTTTCCGTCAATTGGACCGAGATCGATTACGTCAGTAGAAGCCGCGGTATTCGTAACCGCCTGAGCTTCGGAGAACATCAACAGTTTGTCGGTGATCATCTTCTTTCTCCATTAGTGGGTCTGTTACGACCCACAGGTTAATAACAGGCGTTACACCACGCGGGCTTCTGTTTCCAGAAGCGCATCAGTTTCACGGATTGGTACACCACGGAATGAAGTCCACCACTCGCCTTCAGTCTCTTTTACGCTGATAGCCAGAGATGTTTTCTCCAGAGACTGCAGATCAAGAGCCTGGCCTACAGTGCGGTTCATGTAGAACACCGGGCGGCCCATGCCACGGTTTGGAATGCGATGCAGTGCTTTAACCATCAACTTCGCAATATTTGCGGCAGAGGAAGGTTCTGAAAGATTGCTGACATCGATGTTTGCAATGCGAACAACATAACGCCAGTCACGCAGAGCAAGTCCGTTGTCCCATTTGTAATGGGTGCGATAGCCTTCGTACTTGCCGCCATTAGCATCTTCCAGTGTCACCTGGCCTTTATCTTCCATCTGGATGCCAGCCTTCTTCCCTTTCGGGAAGATGCCATGCACGGTGTTTTCGCCCCACACCACTAACCAGATTGAGGTGTTATCTGTACCCGTGCCACCAGCATCAATGATGTTCTGAGCATTACCCGCAGACAGACTGGAATAGCGGGAGGACAGTCCCATAAACTGCTGAGGGTTAACGCTGGAATCACCATAAAACAGCGTCTGCGCCATCTGCTGATTCATCGCTTCAATAAATGCGCGGTCTTCAGACAGGCGGAATTCGGCGGTATTGCCGTTCAAATCAGCCAGTGACTTATCGACTTCAGCATAGGTTTCCAGCATGCCAACGGAATCGGTGACCTGCACTGTGGTTGATTTGCTTGGCTGTACACCATAGTTCAGCAAACGCCAGGTAGCTGAAGGTAAACCAGAACGAATGGTGGTTCGGTGTCCGGTAGGAAGGTTCCCTTCGACAAAAGGCATATCCTGAAGGATCGGGTTAGTTTGACCGAGAAGCTCGATAATCTTATCGACTTTCCCGTTTGGATCGACGCGCTTACCCCAGTCAGCCAGCGTTAGCGCAGTTAAGCCTTTAACAGCCATTGTCATTTCCTCTCTTATTTGCCATAGAGCACTTCGGCCGCACTACGCTGGCCTTCATTACCACCGGTGACCATGCCATCTTCAGACATCGCCTTTCCGATTTTCACGAACGTTTTGACCAGATCAGGGTGATTACCCAGCCCGGTGGTGTTCAGATATTCTTTGAGTTCAGGTGTCCCGAACTGGTCAAGCGCACGCTGTGCGGCGCTAAGGTTAGAAATCAACTTGTCGCCACCGATTTCTTTGTCAGCTTTTATATCCGCAGCCCACTGCTCGGTTGTTTTCTGCCAGGCTTCTGCCTGGCGCTGCTGAACACCTGCCAGAATCTTCGGATAAGCATCAACCAGCTTTTGCGCTTGCTCGTTGGTCAGGTTTAGTTCTCGAGCCACCGGCTCGAACTCCTTCAACGCTTCTGTATCCAGCTCTACGCCTTCGGCAGCCTGAAACTCGTACTTCTCAGGCGCACCCTCTGGTTTATCGCCGTCCTTTTTTTCATCCTGCTTATCGTTTTCAGACTTTTTGTCATCAGCAGGTTTATCGCCATCAGCAACAGGTTGTGGCTTATCACCTTCCTGTTGTGATGGATCACCAACTGGAGCAGGGTTATCACCTGCAGGCGCTGACGGTTCTGACGCAGCCGGAACTACTCCACCATCGACTGGTTGCTCATTGCAAAGACGGCGATACAGCAAACGCTCAAATAAACTCATGATCACTCCTGTTCACTGGCCTCTTTGGCCATCTTCAAATACTGTTCAGGGCAATGCGCCATAACGCGCTGAAACAGTTCCAGCGCCAGATTGCGTTGCCCCTCATTAAATGCCATTGCCATAGCGTCCATCGGCGAGATAGCGGAAAACACACGGCCTTTCTCCAGTACCGACCAGACAACCCGACGCCCCTGTTCACAGCTCATGACAAAGCGAATGTCATCAATTTCACGCTGTGCCATGTCACGTTGCTTACGGGCGTTTTCTTCTTTCAGTTGATCGTCTTCGTAATCTGTCATTGTGATTGCCCACCCTGACCACTAACTGCATTCGCCATAGCTGACAAAACACTCGGATCCGAAGTTTTAGCTTCGCTTAGCGTCTTGACCCCCTGTGCCGCCGCCATCCCCATCGCCATCATTTGTTGCTGCTGTTGCTGCTGTGCCCGTTGCTGGCGAGCCTGCTCAACCTGTTCCTGCGGAACAATGACGGTTGGAGACACTCCGGACATATCAGCGAATGCATCGATCGCCTGATCAACGTTGAGTTTGTCGAGAGCTTCTGGTTTCACTTGCGCAAGTTGACCAATGAAGTTGACCGTAGACGCCAGACTGGACAGGCCGATAGACTTCTGCGCCTGAGCCATGACGGAAATGTATTCGACCTTCAGGGGCATACCTTCCATCACGTCTGGCGGTGGCGGCAGCATGTTTTTACGCACCATCATCGAGAAAGAGCGATCAATGAGAGGATTAAGACATTCGTCGTTCAGGCGCTCCAGAACCGGCCCCAACATCAGAAGTTTTTCTTCTTTCATTTCGATCACCGCTTCAACAGGCATTGAGCGGGTATTGATGTTCTGCAACATCATGAACAGATCGACAAAGTAGGCGCTGTTAATGATTTGACGAGTGTCCTGAATGTCTGCTACCAAATCTGCTGTACTGGGGTTAACCAGATAAGCAGGCCTGAAGCCATCCTGACCAGTAATCTGATCGATATACGTGATGTCGCCAGGAAGAAGGGAGGCGCGCTGATTCTTGAGGGAAGTCGGAGCAACCATCGGCGGATTGGTGGCTTTATCAATCAACTGCGACTTGCGCTTCTGGAGAAGCTGCAATGCCTTAACAGGTCCAAGCGCCAGCATACCCGGGCATGATGATCCATAAACATCTTCGCCATTAACTTCCCAGCGCGGAGCCATAATTGGAAACTCATCGAATCCGGACTCACGCAACAACTTGTCGTTATCGCCACCAACCTCGTAATAAACCGATTTGAATGGCTTGTTCTTGCTATCCAGCTTCGATGTATCGCGGTCAATGTTCGGGTAAACCGAATGCATCACTTCAATCCACTTCTCGTAGGTGCCGCTTTCCCACATGCTTTTTACGGATTCGCTGACGTTATTTAGTCCGAACTCCTGAACAAGCTGACGAACAGTCATAGAGAACTTGCGAAAACAGGTGTCCACACTGCCACGAGGTGAGTTAGCCAGGTAGTAACTGCCTATCGGGAATGGCATTGTACGAATGATGTCCTCGTCATCATCCAGCACCGCCATTGCGCCAGTGCTGTATGTGCCGAGGCTTCCGTATAACTGCGGCAGCGACTGATAGAGATTCGACTTATTGAACATATCGTTCATGCGGTTCTGCACCGCCTCAAGCCACAACTTAACAGGGCCATAATCCATCATTTCAGGATCTGGCGTAGCCAGGCGAAACCACGGACGCGCGGGGCTTGTGATGCCTGACATCATGCCGCTGGCGAGAGTGCGCGCCGCCATAGTCCCGGTCGAATCAATAATGCGTGTATTGCGTCGATCGTTACGGTTGACCTCAGAAGTCAGAAAGCGGGAACCACGCGGGTTGATGTAATCACTCAACTCGCGCCAGTGCGGCTCGAACGACTGACGCTCGCTTTCAAGTTGTGCGAACTGTTTGTTCAATCGCTCTTTAGTTGTTTCCGCCATTTCAATGACTCCGGTTACTGACCAAGCAGCGTTTTACCGCTGGTATTAGCGGTTGATGTGTCGCCCTGAGAACCGGTAAGCAGCGTAGAACTACGACCAGCAGCAGCGCGACGGCGACGTGTTTCTTCGTCGCGGGCATCAACAACGGCGGCATCCTGCTCCTGTGGTGCTGCCTGAACTTCTGGTGTTGCAGGCACTGATGGTGAGCTACCCATGCACATATCAATGACTCCGTACGCAATTAAATTATTACCAATTTAACCACATATGATTTATTTATCGTAGATAGTTGACATTTAACGCACGAATTATTACCTTTCAGGTAAGCAAAGAGTTCATTCCGGTTATTAACCTGACTGGCTTGTCGTTAAATTGAACAGGTGGAGTGAGCTTTTATTTTGAGCAGTACGGCGTATGGCACATGCGCCGATAGCGGTCTGGATACGTTTAAGGGGCACCCTCCCTTGCTCGAGCAAACGAACCAGGTAGCCGGAATGTGCAAGTCGAGCGGTTTTATTCCGCGCACGGGGATTCACCATCCCGGCGATTCGGTGTGACGCCTCGGAAGAGACGAGGGTACAACGATGAGAGCATTTATGGAGCCGCGACAAAGTGTGGCGCCTTAACAGGCTAAGTGCTCTCAGCGTTGTGGCATTAGCTCAGTTGGACAGAGCAACCGCCTTCTAAGCGGTTGGTCGCAGGTTCGAATCCTGCATGCCACGCCAGAATCACGCCTAAGGACCGTGATGCCAGAAGTTCCAGGGGCTTGGCGGTGATGGTTTCCCTTGAAGGACTATCACCGCCCTTTTTACAGCAGGACGCCATTGCGATGACTTCATGCTGTAAACCAGTACAGCCACGGAAGGCATAACTCATTGCTTCCAGTTCGCCCGGTTCGCCGGGCATTTTTTTAAGGTGAGATCAGACTATGAGTGACAAAGACATTGAATCTGAAATTCAGGCTAAAGGTTTAGCCGCGCCGCGCGTTACGCCAGACCATATCGAGAGCATTATTGCTCAGGAGGCATATTTCACAGCAGAAGATGGTGTCTTTGGCGTAGCCATAAAAGCGAAACATACTGGCGGAGAGGTAAACTACCAGCCGCACGAATCACTTTCTCTGCTGACGTTCTGCGTTCTGGTGCTGCGCAACGGCTTCACCGTCACCGGAGAGAGCGCCTGTGCAAGCCCGGAAAACTTTGATGCGGAAATTGGTCGGAAGATTGCCCGGCAGAATGCTGCAAACAAAATCTGGATGCTTGAAGGTTACTTGCTGAAGCAGAAGTTAAGCGAGCAATAACACCGTGACATGTCACAAACAGCCAGCCGATGAGCTGGCTTTGTTTTATCCTCACCAGAGGATATCTCCGTCATTATCCCCGCTAACGGATTAAGCATAGGGATCGTAATCTGTAATGGCCTTGCCTTGCTGGTTCTGCTGCCCGGGAATTCGCAGACGCTTAGACACAGGGAACGCAAACGTCAGCAGTAGCGCATCGCCTTTACCCGGCGAACGCCCAAGCCGCTCCTTGATATCTTCCTTCGGTTCGATAACGATTTTACCGTCCACTCGAACTTTGTACTCTGCCGTCGACAGGTCGTCCGCTGTTTCCTGGTCATCCAGCATCCCGCCCAGCCTCAGCCATGTCTTGCATGAGTTGAACATCTCCCCACGCTTGTTGAGCATCTGCGGGTCAGTAGACGCGCCACCGAACGGAACAAGTTGCCATGTACGACCCCAGCCGTCACCGATTGACTTCAGACCAGTTCCGTAACCGAAGTCGATGAACACTGCGTCAGCCTGGTACTGGTCTTCAAAGTCAGCGATACGCTTCGCCATAATCAGATCGTCAGTGGTCTTGTTGCCAGTCCACAGCACCTTACTGTGCAGCCCCTGCCGCAGGTATATCACAGCGTCATCAACGCCGGAGTATGCCGGGTCAACGCCGATTATCACCGGAGCATGTGCAACCTGCGCAGCGGTTACCACCCGTTTCATTGCCTCGTCAGTAAGGCCGGTAGGGATAAACTGCAATTCAGATGCATCCGGGAATATGCCGCGCACACGGATTTTAACGAAGTCGCTGCCTTCCCCGTAGTCATCAACCCATTTCTGCAACTGCTGTTTGTTAGTGCCTTCCACCGTCCGGCTGTCAATCTGCGCAGTTTTCCAGCGGTGTTTATATTTGCGGAAACATTCGCGGAAACGCCCGGTGTTACGTGTAGGGTTTCCGAATGCCACCCAGATAATCTCAGTGTCTTCGTCCGTCAGCGCACCCTCTGCTACCTCCCACACCAGATCGGCAATGTTGGATGCTTCGTCGAATACCACGATGATGCGTTTGCGCTCGTTGTGTAGTCCGGCGAATGCCTCAGTGTTGTGCTCAGACCAGGGGATTGCGTCAGCTCGCCACCGCTTGTCGTGCCCAGGGTCATTGCTGTACATCGCGGTAGCGGTACAGGTAAACCAGTCTTTCGTGATAGCAAGGTTCGACCACTTGATAATTTCCGGCCAGGTCTTCGTTCGTAGCTGGTTGTCGGTGTTGGCGGTCACCACGACCTTACAATCCTCGCAAGTGGACATGCCCCAGTTGATCAGCATTGAGATGAATGCGGATTTACCAATACCGTGACCCGAAGCGCGTGCCAGCATAAGCGGCTGATAGCGCGTCTCTGGATTCTGCAGGTGATCACGTATCTCTCGGAACGCATCAGCCTGCCACTGACGTGGACCGGTGGCATGTGCTAATTCAGTCCCCTCTTCCCCCCACGGGAACGCATAGAGGGCATAGCCAAGCGGATCGTGAGTGAACCCTGCAATATCCTCGATCAACTGCTCTTCAGGAGATAACGCTGTATCTGTCACTGATTACCATCCTGACGTTCTTTGAGTCGCTTCCTGGCTGCCGCTATGCGATCAGCAATTGTCACATTCACATTAACATCCAGGCGTTCTTTGAATGCGTTGACGTCGACGTGCTTACCAATCAGTTCGAGGTTCTTCACCTTGTCAGGCCATTTAATTTTTTTGAGGATTGTCTCTATCGAATCCTCGTTCATGTTCATGATGGTCGATGACAGATCAAAGCCACTAAGCGTAGTGCGCCAGATTTTCGGCCACTCACGGATTGGTTTAAGGCTCCCATCGTCGTTGAGGATATCGATCACGTCCATCTGGTCGATCTCCACCAGGCGCATGAGAACGTAATCAGCACTGACGCGCATTCGTTTGTTGCGCTCCTCCATCAACTCGGCAATCCGTTTTTGAATGCGTTCATCGCGCATCATGACACTGGCTTTAACTGCCGCTGTATTTGGGGAGAATCCTGCGTTAATCGCTGCCTGAGTCTGGTTTTCAGGCGTTTTGATGTATGACTGGCAATAAGCCTCCTGCATTGCTGTGAGCGGCTTAAATTGCGTTGATTTGCGTTTATAGGTTTTAGGTTCAGCAGGCATCATAACCACCGTGGTAATAGTTACCGTTGTGGTAATAGTACCATGCAAAATAAAGCCGCCATAGTTGGCGGCAGTATTCAAAACCCATCAAATTCATCATGCATAATCTACTCGTAACATG